GGATTTCTTCTCTGATTTGTTCTATTGTCATAGTGAAAGCAAAGGTAAACTAAAACTTTCAATTATGCAAATTTATTTTTTAATATCTATCGAGAAAATAATATCGCCTAACTTAGTGGCTAATTCGTTGGCAAGTTCTTGTTGAAGTGATTCTGTGAATGAATCCTCGATAAAGTGTTTGCCTTTGTACCCACGTCTGTGGATTTTACGAGCGATTGCACGTGCTAATGTATCGTAGGAAACACCTTTGTTTGGTTTGATACCTTTAAACGACATCCACTCTTTGATAGATTGCCATAGATATGGTGTTCCCTCTTTGTGACCGCTTTTAGTCGGCTTTCTACCAAACTCTACTTGCTCCCAATAGTCCTCCATTAAGAACGTAATCAATAACGAAGTAGGAGTTTGTGTTATCTCACCTGGTTGTATAGACTGCTTTAATGATGATGAAGCGTTGGCATTCTTATTGTCCAACTCTTTACGCATTAAATTAACCGCTTTATTTGACCACTCAGCGATTATCTGTTGCAATAGTGATGATTCTTCCGTGAAGAGTGTTTTGTCCTCTCCTATGCGATTAATAAGGTCATCTATGTTGATAGTCTTAGCCAATGAGATTAAAGTGTATTAGTTCACCGCTTGTAAAATATTTTATTACCTCTTTCCAATAACCATCGGGTACAACTTGACAACCTGCACTCCACCTATCAACTAAACTTCCTGCACCTGCTCTATGGAAGTTAATCCCAAATAGTCCGTTTTGGGTTTTGGTCTTGTCTATTACACCATCCTTGTTGCCGTCTCTGTAAATATCTATCGCTTTAATCTGTTTGAAATATGGCATACCCAACCAAAGCGATTTCCAATTCGATGAAGTAATAAATTGGTGTGTCCAAAGGTATTGGGCAGGTACTGCGATTGCCGTTCCGGTCACTCCTCCGTGTGTTATTGGGTTTTGTACGTAGAATTTACCTGCAGTAGTTGAACACGGAACGATTGATACTACACGCTCGTTGACAATTACCAATAAAAAGTCATCAAATGTGTTTGTGAGTTTATCGTCTGTACGGACAAAAACTAAACTCTTCGGTGTCCAAATCCAACGCTTAACAGAAAAATAGTTTTGTACCCACTGATTTGCAGCGTCTAAGGTTTTTTGACCGATAACTCCGTCTACTTTTAGATTATAACCCCGTTGGTTTAGAAACTGCTGCACGTTTTTCATACAATTCCATTGTTTTATTTAAATAGTAAGATGCCTTTAACAAATCTGTTTTACCGCCTTTCATATCGTACCTCCAAACGTACTTAATTACATTCCCAATTGTGTACGCTTCTTCTGGTGGTAGACCTTTTACTGCGGTTAAGATTGCATCCATTGCCTCGATTTCGCCTTTGTTGTAGTGGCTTGGTTTGTTTACGATATCCATTCTGCTACAAATCTATTAATATCCATCGTAATAAGTAGCATTTGACCACCCTTAAAAAGTACATTAGTGTAATCATAGTTGGCAATCGCTCCGGAAACATCGTCTAAATTGATATATCCATCCTCTAATACTTCGACAATATCAGCACCTAATCCAACCTCTTTGTAGATAGAATCTTGTTGTTCTTGGTGTACGATTTCAACCTTTAGGATTCTCATATTATTTTCCCGTTAATAATCTTCATATTGTTAACGTGGAATGTCAAATCTTGGTTAACATCAACACAAGCAAATCCGTGACTCCATTTGGTATAAGCATAAGGTCTGTAGTCAGGAGATAGGGTACAAAGACAACCCATTGACCAAACACCAGTAGATTCACCATTGATGTTATTTTCTGAGTGGTGAGATACTTGGTGGTTATGTCCAAAGATAGTAGAAGATTTAGCCTTGAGGAACATACCTCGTGCAGGGTTCACCGGTGAGAATACACTTTCGCCCATTTCGTGACCGTGCAATACGTTTAATTTACCTAATTTGATAATCTCACGATTAACTAAGTTGATTTTAAACTCACTTAGTCCTAATAGGTTTTCAAACTTTAAATTATCAACATCGGAAAACTCTTTGGCGTTGCGTAGTAAATAGTTTCTTACTCTCTCCTCGTGGTTGCCTAACTTGTAGTAAATAGGTATAATTGGGAATAGTTCACGCAAATACGCAAAAAAGGTTTTAGTCATCTCTATTTCCTCTCGTAGTGACGGCATCCCAACCTCTTTAATAAATGAAGATACTGGGTAACAATCCATAATATCCCCATTTAAAATAATGCAATCAACATTGTTATTTAATCCCCATTCTAACGATGTAGATAAAGCCTCCATATCGTGATATGGGATATGAATATCTGATAAGATTAAATATCTACCCTCTTTTAGATGCACATTAACCATCTCTTTGTTTTGGGAGAATACTTTGAGTTTTTCTAATCCCTCTTTAATGGTAGATTTCTTAGTGACAAATTCGTGAGTTGCTAAATCCCCAAGTAGTTTTTCACCATTTGCACCTTTTTGATACCGAATCTTATTCCTTACATTTTCAATACTACCAAATTGTGGGTTTTCTTCTAAGATTAATTTTGCAAGTGTGCGGTTAGGTGCATCGGGGTACTTCTCCAAGTACGATTTGATTATATTTTTCATAAAAATATTGCCATAATTGTTACCAATATCGCCCACATTCCTACTCCTTTTATGACATCTTTCTGAATAGAAATAGTATTATTTTTATTTTGAATTTCCCGAGCATTAGCACCCTTTACTAAGTACTTATTGGCGTTCGATACTATCGAGGTGTCGATGCAAATTAATTGCCCGTTTAAGACCGATGGAATCACGAGTAAAAGTATCAATATATAACGTGTCATATTTTAAGAGCGTTAGACGGACTTTCTTCCACTTAGTGATACTATCAGTCCACTTTATTATTTGAGTGTCTGTAGTGTGCTTATAATGCGTTTTTTTAATAAAACAATTATACAGGCACAACGCAAGTATTAGCCAAATAAGGAACTTGTATAGAGAAGTTGATTGCATATCCTGCTAAAATGTCCGTTCTTGAATCGTAAAAAGGGGAGGCGTTCTGATTTACTACCAATTGCCAAACTTCGTCTTGGTACTCAGAATCCAACAATGCAAAAATATCGCCCATAATTTGAGCGGTGTCAGATAGTACCTCTATCACGTTAGATTCAGATTCAAATACTCTATCCATAACCAACAGAGCAAAGTTGTAAGTTTGTAACTTGTTCGCTAAATCTAAAGCTCCGAATTTGCCCACCATCTTGTGACTTTCGGCTTGAGTTTGAATTTTTGCGATTATTTGGTTTAGCGTCATTTAAAAACTTGATTAATTTGGCTTCGTTGTTTTTCTGCCATTTATTATTGCGGATAGTCATAGTTCCAATAGCAATCATCCATATCATCCCCAAGATAGAACCCACCATAAAAAGATGTGTTTTTAGGTCTAATCGTATCAAATCCGCTGCCAGGATTGAGGAACAATGGATAAGTATTTGTGTTTTCACGTAGATAATCTCTTAGTCTATTAGCGTAATATTCGGCTTTATCACGGAATCTCTTCTCAATCATTGTCAATTCGTCAATACTAACCGCTCTTGCGTTTTCTGCCTCTCTTGCTGCTACGCTCTTATTCATCATTTTAAACGTCATAGGCAGCATAGATTCAGTAATTGTGTAGTATTTCAAACAAGGTGCAATATACGAATCTAAAAGCGTAGTATTTACGTTTGTCAATGTACCTGCAAAGGCTTGGGTTTGTAATTCATCGTACAACCCCGAACCAATGATATCACGGATATAAATCTCTTGAGCCTCTTTAATCGCACTTTTTAATAGTTTATCGTCAACATTCTCGTTGATTGCGGAATTATCCTTGAGATAGGATGTGCTTATAAAATATACGAAGTTGCTCATTTCTTTCTAATCATTACCTTTTGTTGCCAAATGTGTCTGCATTGTGGAGTGTTAGTATCTGTATTTGGATTGTGATACCAACCACCTCTACGTTTCCAAACGTCATATCCTAATTCAGCAGACATAGTGTCAATATCTTCTCTACTAAATACCTTGTTAGATTCTACGATTTTGCGGCAAAAATCACGAGATGTTGGCAGTAATAAACCACCCTCAATACCTGGTGCTTTTTCGTACTGATATCTTACAACCAATTCAGTTTCTAAGCCTTTTATCAAATCACGTCCTTTAGCGGTAACCTTGTAGCCGTTTACTTCGGGAGCGATTCTATCGGATTTAATCAACTCGGTTAGTGCATCCATTACGTTCTGTGCAGGTTGTTTAGTCAAGTTCACTAAATCACCTGTTTGTAGTCCTGGATTCTCTGCTAATATATTTAACAACGCTTTGTTTAACGCATCGCCAAACTCAAACTTTACTTCTTCGTATAAGTCCGCAGATTCTCCGTACTTGGCGAATACCTGCAAATCTCTTTCGTCATCCCAACCGAATGGATTTTGTGAGGACAATTTTACTTGAGTTGAGAATCCTAACTCTTTTCTAACTTCATCTCTATCGATAATCCCTGCGGTAAATAATTCTTGATAGTTAATACCTAATGGTGGTTTATTTTCGGTTCGTAGTTGTACAGGATTGAAACATCTCATATGCTTCGATTAGTTCGCTTCTACCGCCTAATTGACCCTCTACACGCACTCCAAAGAGCATTGGGGAGTTTACCTTGTGCGAAACAAAAATCTCTTGTTGTACGGTCTTATTTAAGATGTCAAATTGCTTGTCAAAATCGCTTGGTTGTAGGTTGTTGATTATGCTTTCCTTTTCGTTAGGGTCATTGTACTGAATAATCAAGCCTCCTGCATTGTCTGTACCCGTGTAGTTTTTCTTTAATGCTCTTTCGGTCTTACGAGCCTCCTCAGGTGTTGGATAACCCTTGAACATTTGAATTAAGGTCTGAGCAGAAAATCCGTTTTTGATGGAATTTAAATGCCAATTAGAAACCTCCGTGTCGATTTCAATGTATTTTAATCCACCTACATAATCGGGTAAAGGATAAATTCCTTGTCCTGCTCTGTATAGTTGGCAATAGTACAACTGCTTAGATTCTCTTGTGATAGGGTTAAATGGGGTATATTCGATTATCTCACACTTTCTATCTGACCAATCCTCGCAAAACGCAAATTTATCGTCTAATGTTTTACGGATTTTTTGGAAAGGTAAGTGATAAATCTCAGATATTTTCTGTTTGTCACGTGACCATATAACCTCCAATGCAAACCCATTAAACAACTCTAAGTCATCGGCAATTTTTGCTTTGAGTTCGTCTAAACTTTCGTAAGCGTTTATTGCCTCTACTTTTTGTTGAGCCTTTGCAATGATTGCGGTATCTTGTCCTTTGATGGACGTGCCTACTCCTGCTAAATACGATGCCTTTGCGCTTACAATAGCATTGTGCTTAGGGCTTTTATTGTACATTTCAATAAGAAACTCAGGATATAAGTTGTCCTCTCCAAATGTATAAATCCCTTTAGCCTTGTTTTCTTTAAAGGCAGGTAACTTGTTGTCGTGAAAATTAATCCGATGAAACATCACTTATAAATAGGATTTATTCGATTGTGAAAAAGTTTGATAGGAATTTACCTAATCCACCAACGACTGCACAACCTATCATTACGGAGGGTTCAGACATATTAAATCCTGCAACCATTATAGATGCAGCGGCTAATGAGTCGCCAAAAATGCGAATTCTTTTAGGTGTTGGCGAAAAATAGGGCTTGAACTTCACCCTTGACCTCGATTTGGTTTCCACGATTTATGTTTGTTTATGTGTTTTGTGTGCCGTCCAAGTTTTCTCTTTGGCTTCTTTTTAAAAAGATTTATTGCGCTATTTTTTGCCATCTAATGACTTAATTTTTTTGCTCCAATAAACTATGGCGAATAACCCCGAAACAATACCAACAATAGCCAACACGAATGCGGCTACAGGTTGCCAAGTTTGAGAGAAATGTATAACCGTAGCACTCCCACTTACTGCGGTTGCTATCGTTGCGGTGGTGTCGTTATCAAAGTGTTTCATCGGTAATAATCGGGTTAAAATCGTTAAATCGTTCTTGGTATAAATCTTCCATTCCTAAAAATGTATGCACTCCACAAGGTTGAGGAAATACCTCGTAAATCAATAAATCATCGTTTAGTTCACCATCAAATAAAATATCTACGGCAAACAATGTATTAATCACCCCTAATTCAACGATGTGACAATTCTCTAATGTGGGTTTGATTTCCTCCCACTTATCTTGCGGTAATTCAAATTTTGCAAATATCATATTGTTATGTTGTTAAGGCTGTGCAATTAATATCACTTAAAGCCGTTGGGTATAATGCCATTGCTTGGATGAATTTGGGGACATCTCCAGTTGTTGAATGTCCTAAAAATTCCATTAAGGTGGTTGTGAAAGAACTTGCTGAAACAACCTTAACCCCATTAGCAAAAATATCTACACCCGTGCCATTCCATTTCAATGCAAGTTTCACGGTATCAGTTGTTGTAGTGTATATAGTTGTTACACTGCCTGATACACTTTTTGAAATAGTTAATCTGGAAGCAGTCGTCCCTCTAATAGCAAGAGAATTAGTCGTTCCAGTATTTGTATCACCAATAAATAACCCAATAACATTAGCATCCCTCGTATAAACAATATTATTCCTCAGCTCCACATACCAAGTTCCACCACTTGCAGAAATTAACCCATTGGTGTAGATGTTATTGCATGTGAATGTATCTGCCAATCTTGTTGCTGCGGCATTGGTTGTATTTATCCAAGTTGTTGCGTATGCACCAAGTTCTAATTGTGGTGCCGCTATACGGACTGTGAAATCGTAAGATTGTCCAATTGTAACACCTGCAGCAAAAGAAAAATTTTGATAAGCAGTAGAAGCATTAGAGTTTGTTCTGGTTTGAGTTATACGATTTAAAGTTGAAGAAATTGTAAAAGATTGAGCAGTTGTAGCCAAATTTAAGCCACTACTATTACTTTCTCTGGCTAATGAACTATATGAGTTTGGAGGTGTTGGTGCAGCAATTTGTTTAACCCAAAATGAACCTGTCCAAGTTTGCCCATTCGATGAAACTATTTGACTGTTTGATTCAAAACTTATTGTTGATAAAGTACCTGTTGCAGTTCCACTCAATCGAACATCAATGTAAGGCAATCCATTTTCAGTTCCAACGCCAACAATAGTTTGTGTTAATCCTCCTAATGTTGCTATCCAGTTAGTCGGCAAAGTACTTGGTGAAGTACTCGCACCCTGCATAGTACTATTACGCAAACTATTGGTTCTCTGCGGTTCTAACAACAATGCGGGGCAACTGCCGTACATATAGGATAATCTTGCTACGTTGGCGGCAACACTACCGATTGAACCATCGGATTGAGTCCTATTGGCTACGCTATTCCTTGACCAAGTTAAATCCCCATTACCATTAGTCGGAAGCTCCGAATAGGCTACAGTAGCTTTTACTCCGCTTGGTATTTGCAAAAAACTAGCTTGGCTTAATAAATAACTTGGATTGATGCAATTCAATGATTCTGTAGTGCCGCCATCATTAGCAACCCTAGAAGCAAAAACCCTAGCTAAACTTTGCATTTTTGCACCAACAAAACTAAATACAGCAAACATAAATTATACCCCTGTATCTCCGGTTAAAATCAAATTAGATCCAGTTCTTATTATCGTA